TCGCACAGTATGTTACCATACTGCTAAGGCTACGCTAATTAAATTTGTGACTTGAAACCTCGGACGACTCCGCAGGAAAATTCGGTCAACAAATTCAAATACGGCGTAGTCCAGGAACAATTAGTACAGTTCCCCCATCCAGCCACCGGATGGTAAAGTGATCTTGACTGCTAGCTCACTCTAAGCTATATTTAATTTCTTAGGGGTGTCTATCCCCAAAGCCCACAAAAGTACTGGGCAATTACGGTGGTACGAAGGGTGCTGGCGGTGTTGGTTCGTATCTCAACGGAGGACATCCAGTAAACATATAAGTCTGGAAATCTTCGCCAGCTGCAGCGTATATGACCCAATGCGCATTGTGTGATTTAAATCCATCTTCACCAAAATACGCACGATAATCCCAAGCTCCGCGATGAAGAATATCACTCGTCAAATTCTTCCATTTACCTGGAGCAAAACGATATTGACTATAGTAAGGAACCTCAAATTCCAAACATCCATTGACATAGGTAGTAGCAATTGCTTCACCTTTTGTCCCGGTTAAGTGTCTATCAAGATCTAGGTCAGGACCTGCAAACTTTCCAACAAAATTGTACCTCGAGATCGTTGTTGTCGCTTCCAAATGTTGTATTGAAACTGAATCTGCATAGGCATTTGTGTCATAGTAGGGAGTGACTCTCTCGATATCGACTCTATCCCTTAACATAACACTTCCCATTGGAATGAGTTTGTAACGTATGGAACCACGATAGCCACTGAAGCCCCACATCAACCAATGAAGGAATATGGTATTACAATAATTGTAGGGGTCTCCAGCAACGTCCTGATCAACAGCGTCGGTGAAATATCCTCTGAAGTATGGATACAAATTATATCGGCCTGAAGTCACACATGCGTCTACGCTAGTCTTTGGTATATTACTCCATAAGTTAAAGCGTTTTGCAATAGTCCTCAGACTGGAAATACTCTCTCCGAAAAACACGTCATTAATACGTGAGTCATTTTCTTCAGGGAGTCCAACAACACTGTCACCAACATGGGAAGGATCTCCGACCACATCCGAAGGGAGTGTGTTGGGATCTAAGTCACCAGATTGGGGCTCAAGAACGCCACTTTGTGGCATCAACGTGAAACGTTGGAAGTAGTCATCTGGGGATGCAACCTCAAAGTCATCTCCAGCAGAGACAAAAACATTGATTTTAACATCATTGTTGGGCACCTCATTGGGTACTGTGAGTTCATTAAGTACAATAACTCCCAGAACACCATTAGATTTGCCTATGTCTCCTGTGCTAGTGTAGCGACTTGTGGAAAACATCTCAGCTTCACTGTCTGTGGCAGGTTGAAAGTGTCTGCGAAACGTCATATCCTGAGCTCCACCGACTGTTATGGTGAAGTCGGTTTCATCTGCAATATCCACGATTTTCATATAATTGGTATTAAATTCTGAATAACCAAGATACGTAGAATCTGCAATGAAGTCAGGATCGTACACAATCTTCAATCTTCCTTTGTGAAAAGCCGATGACACTATTTGAAAACGATATTTGATCGATCCTCGCCAGTATGCAAAGGGAAGTGCAGCATAAGCCATAGCAGTAAACCAAAATCTAGGTGGACTGGTATTCTGCTTTCGTGCTAAACACGGATCAACACGCACATTCCATAACAAGGAATCTGCGCCTGTTCCTACAGGCCAGTCAAAGGATAGTAAATAACTCTCCTTGCTAGCGATAGCGCGAATATTCATAGGATCTTCACTTCCTATTCCCGCAATACGGGGATCAATCGTCAACTCTTGCTTGTCATCAACTGTAAGCTTGAGTGACGTATCAGGTACATTTGTAAGTGCCAATGATGCATATGGATTAGGTTTGTAGGGCATAGGAGCTGCTGTAATAGCTGGTCTTGAATAACCAAAAATCTTAGCCATCGCAGCAGCGGCATTACCTGCAACTTCTGTAGCTTTTGCGAAAGGTCCAATGTATGGAATTCCTTTAAAATAACTCGCATATTTAGCCACTGTTGTAGCAGGGCCACTAACGACACCTTTTTGATTAGCTTCATCTACTTCTCCACTTTGTGGTTGTAACACTGTGGGTTCGTTGGATGTTGGTACACTCACATGAACATCTTCAGCCCACGCAAAAATGGTAATCGTAATCGGATTACTAGCACCATTTGCATGTTTGAGAGGAGTTAGCGTTCTTAGTAAAAGAGTACCTAACTGATTCCACTCACTTTTCGGAATGTCTAAATAGTCCAAATGCCAAAACATAGGCAACTTCAACTCACCTCCAACGGAAGTGGTGGGACACAAAAAGACACGTGGTAACTGAGATGCTGCAATAAGTCCCCATTCGTTCAATCCTCCATATTCTGAAGTATTGTCATAATAGCTAAGGGGCCAATAACTCATCATTAGCTTTCCGAAGTAAAATCCATTTCCATTGATCACAGCTTTCACCTTCAAATTTGCACGCAATAGCTTGTAATTAGCAATCCTATTAGCTACGCGTGGATTATCAAAGAAAAGCGACCAAGGATTCAACTCATCATTTAATTGAATTGAAGGAGACCACGAATACTCTGCAATCTTGACAGGTCTGGAAAAGAACTCATTCAAGGGCACACTATTATCATCATGAATATGCCGAGTCAAATCCATTGGACCCGTACTGTCGAGTACATATGGGTCGAATTCATCGGAAAACGTTACATTTTGTTGGTTGCTAACACCATCCGTAAAGATCGTGTTTTGCGTTGATCCACTCTGAGGGTCTAGGAGACCTCCCTCAAGAACACTCAAAGGACTGGGTGATCTATGAGGTGGAATATCGACGCCATCAAATTTGGAAACTCTCATACCTAAAACACACCTATAGCGGTGCCAAAGTTTATCAAATCTGTTGGGGTTGATTCCATAATGTCTCATATACATGAGAACCTCTAGGATCGTGGGGTACAGCGAGCTATCCGGCTCCTGCACCGTGTTTGTTATAATATTTACATTAGTATTACATATATCTTTATTTACATTAAAACATGAACTAGGCTATTTATTTACATGATTGAAGTCACAGCCTAGTGACAGCAATCAGTGTTTGGTTGAGTGGGTGGCTAACCCCCCCTAAATAGGGGTATCTCACGAGGGAGATGCCTATGTACAAAGCCTCATTTAAACATAAGACCAAACACTTATATATACATGGGTAAACCAATTGTACACACACAGCTTTGCTTTGCCGTGGCGCCCAGGCTGTTTACTGGGTGAGCAGACTTAAAGTGTCTACTCCAAACTTACGACCTCCTCGTCTATCAGATCTTCCCCTAGATATTTGTGTCGCCAATATGCGACTCGCTTATCATAGGAAACATCTAATGCGGGACACAAGTGTTCGATTTCACACTTGCGAGCCACGGCTCGGAGTTTTTCGCGTCGATCTTCGAAAATCTCTCTACCGTAGTAAAACCAATCGTGCAAAGAGCTCTCAATATTCTGAGCACTATGCATTTCCATAGTAAGTTCTTTCGAGAGGATGTGGGCATGCAATCTTTTGAAGATAGACTTCTCAGATAGCAAACCGACTTTACAGCCCAAATCTTCGTTAAACTCACTTTTGCGCTTCAGGAAATCAACGTCCTTTTCCGTCATATAATGGACAGGTGTTGATTCTTTGTCAGGCATTGTAAACTTCATATCATGTTCAGCCAACCATTTCGCATATGTGATATGGGTGAAACCGTCACAAGACGCAGATACTGTACCAATCACGTCATCTCCATAAGTCATGAAGGCGCAATTTTCTTTAAAATCTTTGTCTGGATAGATTGTGAAGAAACAGGAACGTAACAAGATTGAATTCGCAAGTGAATTGATAATCACTGTCAAGTTTTGTCCGGAAGGATTCGTACCAAATAACTGTATCAAATCTCCATTGTAAGCTATTACCGGATAAACAATTTCGTGTACTACCATTCGCATAATATGCAAATCTTTCTCTGTGTAACCTTCACACATGGAGGCTATGTCAATCAAAATGTCGAAAGCTGCAATAGTCACTTGAGCAGGCATACGAGCGTCATATTTACTGTAATCACCAGCAAGAACTCGTTCCCTGCCTTTTGACATTGCTGCCTCCCAAAGTTCTTCCCATTCCAAACCTTCCGCATTGACTCCCACCGCACACTCATAGCGTATGGGATTCATTTGGATAATTCGTACTATGGGTAAGAAGTACATTCTAACTAACAGCTGCAACATGACTGGAGCACATTGGAAAACTCTAACATCATCCTTAGTCAATTTGGTTGCCTCATCTTTCAAGCAAGCTTTCCAAGGTACGTAGGATCTCACCCCAGATTCCAGGATAGAAACCATGCGATCAAACTCCTCCCAAATTTCAGGGGTGAAGGTTCGTGGCTTGGATATACCTGGATAATCTTCAGGATTCAACTCAATTATATATGGATGCTTGTTTCCAGAAAGTGGTATGCCTGGTGAAGTATTCATGTTCATTGGATCTACGAATTTGACACCATCGATTCCGCTGACTGTTTCCACTCGAGACAATGGTTTCACTGAGAATAGTTCAGGGAGAATAGCTTTAACTTCTTTACTAACCTTCTTGATATCTATTACAGCTCGCTCTAACACACTGCCAATGGGAAGACTTGGAATTGCTGCATACTTGAGAGTTGCCTGGAAAGGATATCTACCCTTTCCTTTCATCTTGGGCGGTCCCCATTGTTGGGGCACACCAAAGACTTCAGCTACAGCTTCGGATATTAGCGTCGGAACAACACTACTTTTTGGAGTTGCCTTGCCTAACGTCTTTCCATACACATCAATACAAGCACCTTCAGGCAGAAAATTCACTGCACTTTTAGGGTGTATTTCAGCGCCTTGGAAGATATCTTTTCCAAATATTTGTTTTGTGAAATCGCCCATTTCAGGTTTGAGGGTTCCACTAGAAGCTGATAAAACAACACCATCCACAGACGCAAGCTCATTTATAGCAAAATTTGCTTGGTCAAGGGTGAGAGTTCCACAGCCTCCAGTTTCTTCCTTTCCACCTAAGTGAAAACCTAAAATGGTACAACCTTTCATGTCACTGATCACAGGCGACATACACATCCCAGGTTGTGTAATAAAGGGAAGTTTATAATACGACCCCCAAAACACTTTGGGTGTGTGCCACCAGACCGGTGCCTTGAAAGAGCATTGGAAATGATTTTAATTCCGTTCCTTGTATTTCCCTTGAAACCAATCGTGCTGAACATCTCCGAAGATCCTTATCTAAGGGCAAAAACTTTCTGAAATCTTTCATAGACCCACCACCTGTAATAAAGCAAAGGGTAAAATCAGTTCCAGGAATGCTAACTCTAAAGGACTTGGAAATCTTGTCACGAAATGATCTACCAACCTGGCTATCTATTGCCTTATAGCAACGGATGCCAATGTCACGATCACCATGATAGTCTAAGAAATGCGTAGGTAAAAGAACAAAATTTGACACAAGGTAGAAACCCAGGCTAGTCTTATCTATATCAGAAACGACTCCTATAAGGTTTGTACGCATAGCAGCGGCAAGATCATCACTCGTCGTTGTTTTTGAAGGAATAGACATTGGTAATGGTACTGTCTTAGCAGCCAACCAAGGGTTAACTGCATCATTCCTTTCGTCAATCTCGTTCTGTGATTCAGGGTTCAGTCCAGTATGGGCATCCAATACATCAGGCTTCCATTCGGAATTCAATCCTTCGCTAACAACGTGCACTCTTTCTTCTTGCGAATTTCTAGCACGCATTGTGGCTAAGATAATACCTATAGCGCCTAAACCAATTATAGCGTATTTTGATTGCCATTGCTGGGTATACGTCTGAACTACATCACGCAATTCCATGATTCGGTTTCTAACCAGTCTCCTGTAAGTCTGAATTGTAGCTGAAGTGTACCAATACATGGCTAGCAACGTGGAAAACAGCCAAAATACACTCAAACAAGGCATGACCCACATGAGGGTTACCATCAAGAGCATAATAAAACTATTTCCAGCCGCCAGCGATCTCTTAATATCTTCTCTCCAAAAGAACAGTCCAAATTTAAGAACGCGTGGGTGACAAATATATTTTTCAGGTAGAAAATCTATCCGTTCCCAGTACTCACATATTCGTGCAGTCGCAATCATAGTTGCAGCCACGCCATTTGCATAGCAGGCTTTCAACTCAAACGCTCTCCTGGAAAAGTAATCTCTCAGACAACTAGATTCTGGTTGGGTTTCCGGCAAATGGGACAATCTCGTAGTTCCATGCGATAGTTCAACTTCAGCTTCTCTAACAATACCTGGTTCCCCACTCAAATTTTGGGAAAGGCTTGTAGAACCATGAGTCAACTTTATCTCAGCAATTCTGTTGTTGCCAGCATGTGGTTCGAGAATGACGCGAGAAAGTTCTGTAGGATTCTTAGTAATTTCAACTTCAGCAATACGATCCCGACAAGGGGTTCCGTATAATCCTTGTGACAAATTCGTTTTTCCACGATTTTTCCAAGTAATTTCGGCAATACCCTCGTTGATTATTCGAGTTACTTTAGTCTTAACTGATTCCTCAGGGACTTCTACTTCAATCTTTTCTACGATTTTGTTTTCTTCTTTCGGGATACATTTACAATAGACCATTGAACAGGTTTCACAAACTTTGGGAATACTCTCTTGGTTCGCAATATACTGTCCTTCTTCCGTAAAATGCTCCTTAGATGCTATTTGCACCCATCTCAGATAGTCATGAATGCCTATATTAGTCAATTCTTTTCCTTCAAAGACAACAGGGGTCATAGCTTCCAAGTCTACGTATCTTTTATTTTGGACCGCATAGTAGCGCACAGAAAGTTTCCAAGCGTCGGGACATGGCGTTCGC